GGGATAAGAAACTATTCGTACCCTATCAAGAAGGATTAGTAGAAGGCGTATGATAGACGATTTTAGGGAAATATTAAATCACTATAATATAGAATTCAAAGAGAAGTTTGGCGCCAGAGACATAGATGTATTATGTCCTTTCCATGACGATTTGAATTTTGGCAGTGCGAAGTATAATGAAGACAAAGATGCATTTCATTGTTTCAGTTGCGGGGCCGGAGGCAATAAATTTCAATTTGTGAGCAAGTTGGAAGGATGTAGTTTACAAGAGGCGGAAGCACTCCTCAGTAGTGATTTTAAAGAAGGCAAGAAGACCTACAGTGTGCAAATCATAGTAGGCAACATTGAAAGAAAAAAGAAAAGATTGTTGGCTAACCAGGATAATTTAAAAATATTAGATACCACTTGTACGAGAATGTTATATTCCATATCAAAAAAGCATCCTAAGTATAAATTCGTGAAGGAGTGGTTACCTATAATAACATTTCTTAGAGGACCTACGGCACAGGCAACACTTGAAGAAAAAAGTATTTTAAACATATATTCCGTATTCACAACACAATTAGGAAACTTATTATGAGCGAAAAGACACTCCCCGATTTACAAAATGAAGAAGACCTACGCAATATTGCTATTGACAGAGTAGGCATTACCAACGTTTATTTTCCAATAAAGGTGCGATTAAAAGATGAGGATAAGCATGAATACCGACAAGTGTCTGCACTTACTAAAATATTTGTAGGATTACCAAAAGAATTTAAGGGTGTCAATATGTCACGCTTTATGGAATGCCTGATGGAATTTAATCAACATACCATATCTGCACAGTCGATGCCTAAGTTGTTAGATTTGTTAAGGAAGAGATTAAAAAGCAAAGATGCATATGCGCGTTTTGAGTTTGATTATTATGTAGACCGCAAAGCCCCTGTATCAAAGAAAGTTGCACCTCAGCGATATCGTTGCGCATTTACCGGCATTAAAAAGAATGGTACATATGATTTTATAATAGAAGTCAATGGAATTGCTGCGAGTTTATGCCCATGTTCAAGAGGTATGAGTTTACTTAAAGAATTAGACTGGAAAGATCTTAAAGGGGATTTTGGAAAAGAGGATAAGGAATTATTTGAAAAACTAGGAAAAAAAGATGCAGCTAAACAAATAGGAATGGGAGCACATAATCAAAGATCTAATATTAGAGTTGAATTATTAACTAAGCCTGGGGAAATAGTCTGGATTGAAGATATTATTGATCTTGTGGAGAAGCAGGCATCTGCGCCAGTCTATCCTATACTTAAACGGGCTGATGAGAAGTTTGTTACAGAACAAGCTTATAATAATGCTAAATTTTCAGAAGACATTACAAGAGATGTACAACTCGCAATAGAAGGGCTTGATAATATCGAATCGTGGGCACTGCGTGTATATAATGAGGAATCAATACATCCTTATGACGTAGCTTGTTATCAACATAGTGAGAATTGGAGTCGTTAATGAAGAAGGGCTTTTGAGTAAAACCTATTACATAAGTGATCATCATTTTCACCATGCCAATATAATAGAGTATGAGAGCAGACCTTTTGAGAATCTTTCTGACATGGATACCTTTATGGTGAGCGCATGGAATGCGACTGTATCTCCTGAGGATACCGTAATTTATGGTGGCGATTTAGCTTTAGGGAGTATAAGGGGGTATAAATCGAGAATAACACCTTTAGTTGCATCTTTAAACGGTAAGAAAATATTAGTCAAAGGGAACCACGAAAGATCTCAAAAAACATCACGTGCCATAGGTTTTGATGAAACGCATTCTTATTATTTTAAGGATGGGGTTTTAGTAGTACATGACTTAATGAAGCAGTGGGATAGACTATGTCAACAAATTAATGAAGCTGATTATGTTTTATATGGGCATGTACATAGGAAGTTGTTAGATGCTCCTGTAGTAGCGGGTAAGAAGAAATTCATAAATATTTGTGTTGAACATTTAGATTATATACCGAGAACTTTAGAAGAATTAAAAGAAATAAGAGATAAGCAATTATTTACAAAAGACTGGGAACATTTTTACGAAGTAATAGGGGGTGGTAATGAGTAAATGGGAATGGTTTGGAAGTTTAAAATCTGCAAAAGGGCTTTCAGTTAAGGAATCTTATACAAGAGCTTTTCATGATCCCGCGTATTTAATCGCTATGGGATCTTTAACAATAGCACTTATTTTACGATTATCAGGAGTTATATAATGAGTAAACAAGCTGTATTAAGTTTATCAGGGGGTATGGATTCCTCTACTTTATTAATTCATTTATTATCTGAAGGTTTTGAAGTTACCGCACTGTCTTTTGACTACGGGCAGAAACATAATATTGAATTAGATAGAGCCGAGCAATTAGTAATGTATTTAAACGAAGCTTCTTCTAACATGGATTACCCAGATATAAAACATCATGTAATCAAACTAGACGGTCTTACAGAATTATTAGGTTCTACACTAGTTAAAGGTGGTGACGATGTTCCTGAAGGACATTATGCAGAAGATAATATGAAAGCAACTGTCGTACCTAATCGTAATAAGATATTTTCTTCGATATTGCAAGCAACTGCATTAAGTATATCTAATGCTAAAAAATGTGGCGTAGTTATAGCACTAGGCATACATTCAGGAGATCACGCTATTTACCCAGATTGTAGAAAAGAGTTTATTAGCGCAGATTGGCAAGCTTTTGTAGAAGGTAATTGGATTGATTTTTCAATACTTCCTTATATGCCATATCTTGAAATGGATAAATTCGGAATACTACAAGATGGACAAACTGCATGTGCACGTTTAGGAATAGATTTTAATGAAGTATATAAGAGAACAAATACTTCTTATAAACCCATATTCCATAATATCGAAGTGGATGACCAGAGGGGATATACAGGAATATTTTCCGATTATAAATCTGGATCTTCCGTTGAGCGCATTGAAGCGTTTATTAAATTAGGGGTTCCGGATCCTGTTGATTATGCTGATGAAAAAGGACCTGTTACTTGGGATGTAGCAAAAGCACATGTTGAAGAAGTGTTAAAATAAGAAGGAGTAAACATTATGGGTTTAAAAATGAGTGGGTACATTTGTGATAAATGCCGTAAGATAATTTTACATCCTCAAAATATACCCTGCGAACTTAGCGGATGGATAAATGCTCTAAAGCTTGAGGTACGAATATATTGTACGGAATGTGGTGAAATAGTAAAAAGGGCAGAAGAATATATGGCGCTTAAAGATGCGCATTTAGATGATAGCGAAATAAGCGCATAATTCCGCATATTCACATATAATTTCATATATTGGGGCAAAATTTTGCCGGGACTTTTCAGTGCTATGTTTGTATATTTAATTCAATGATTAAAATAACAAATAAAGAAAGGGCGTAATTAATGCAACCAGAACAGATAGCTTTATTAATGACCGAAATTGATATCTTATCTCTTAAAGCCTGCCGCGAAATGAAACCCGCCGAACGTAATAGATTTTTTAAATACCAAGAAGATAGAATATCTTCGGAAGAGGGTTTAAAAAAGAAATATGCATCTCCTGTGCGCACTTATTATAAGGGAGCTAAAAAAGGACAGACAAAAACAGTTTATGAAGTTGATGGTTTAATATTTGAAAAATTATGGAAGCACTTAGTGATGTATGCTACAAAAGCATCTATGTATAGTCATAAGTCAAATAACTTTCAGGATTTCGAAGTACAGAATGATGTAGCTGATATTAAATATCAGAGTTTTTTCGTATTAAGGTTTTGGGGGCCGAAACCTAGTGGTCAGAAATTTTCAATTTTCTTTAAATTAATTGTTAATAATATATTAACAACTTCCGCAAGAAGAAGAGGTGTTTATAAAGAAGAGGGAGATTTTACGAATTGGTTAGATACTAATAATTATGATGAAAGATTTTGGGATGCTTATCAAGATAAAATTGAAGGTATGAAACGCCCTCCAATGTTTATAGATTTTATGTATGACCAATTTTTAGATCTATTCTTTAAGAAGGATAAACAAGCAATATTAAAAGCACGTAAAGCGCATGATAAATTGAAAGATGGCACTGTATTTGTATGGAGTAATAAGAATTGTGCAAGAACAATGACTAATCATAAAGCTAAAAGTATTTTTGCACCGATTAGTAAAAATTCAGGGAGCGGCGAAGAGAGTGTATTACTTGATGTGTTGTCAGATGATTCGACAGGCGTTCTCCAGGATTTTGATATTGATTTAGAACATTTACAAATGCCTGAACATTTAAAAAAGCAAGAATCTAAATTACGCGCATCTATACGCATGATTCTTGATGGAGAGTCACTCACGGCAGCTGCTAAGAGTATAAATATGCAGCCATCAAGATTACGCCAAAATCTTATGCAAGTAGTAGGGAGCTCGTAAACAGGAATTATCGTGTATATAATTATTAATGAAATTTAAGGAAATATAAAACATGGATGAAAAAGAAAAAGCGGATCGTTTAAAAATGTCAGACACTTACCCACGTTTGATGGCGCGAGACGCAGAAGTCGGTAAGGAATATTTAACTGTAGGTATGCTATATAAGATAAAGGTAGTTAAAGTGAACGGAACTAATTTAGGATGCACAAGCGTTACCGTTGAAAGTGAAACTAATGACGAGAATAAACATTTGAATATATCTGGTACTACTGAGCTTATTGCATATGATAAAAATCTTCATATACCTTCTGCAAAAGTAGAAACTGCATCTCCTGAAACTATTACTGAATCTCCTGAAACTATTACTGAATCTCCTGAAACAACATCTGTAACAGAAATTAAAGAAGAAAAGAAAACAACAATAAAGAAAGCAGAAGAGATGGACAAATCAAAAAAGATCAACATGTCTGGGATTATTAATCCATTACTTATGGAAGGGAAATCCGCAGAAGATATAGCTGATGCTGTTATAACAGCTCATGATGATATAGGGGTGGGCGCACCTGAGAGAGTAAATCTTATACGTCAGATCAGAGGACCAAGGAAGTATAATTTGATTAAGAAATTGGAAAAAGATAAAAAAGAAGTGCCTGCACACCTGACAGAAAAAACATCTAAATAAACATTCTATTTATTGACCTTTGAAAGCCCGGTATTGTACTGGGCTTTTTTATTATACGTGTATTATAAATTTATTAAATTAATAGGAGTTAATATGCGAAAATCCGCATTACCACTAGCTGTAGAATTGCCAGTATCTTTATTTCATCAATTCTGCCTTACAGACTATGATTTTGTTATAGCAAGTTATTGTGAGGATAATGATTCGTACGATGCTTTTTATAAACAACTTCGAAAAAGTGAACAATCACGTTTCATGATATTAGATAATGGAGCATTCGAAAATGGTAAAAGCATGGAGTTTGCTGATTATTCTGAGATAGTTAAATCATTAAAGCCTGACCAAGTAGTATTACCTGATGCTATAAACGATGCGCGTACAACTATTGCAATGTCAGATGAATTTTTACATAGGGCATTAACAGAATTGAATGTACCTAGTTATATGGGAGTATTACAAGGTGAGAGTATAAATGATTATTTATTTTGCCTGGAATATTATATAAGGCAATCTAAAAAACATCCAATTAGAACAATTGGGGTTCCTTATCATATGTTTTACCGCCCTACACTTTTTAGAAAGACTAATATTATTGAAACGTGCGAAGAACATGATTTACTTATCCATATATTAGGATTACCTAATCCTTATGAAATTTTAGACCTTATGAAGTTCAATCAGATTTCTTCAATTGATACATCTTTACCAATATCAGCAGCACATAAAGGAATGGCATTGATAGAGAACGATTGGCCTCTTGGAGTACGTGCTCCAATTGATTGGATAGCCCCTACAGAGATTAAGAAATTAGCAGGTGAGAATATCCTATATTTAAAAGAGCTATGTGAGGTTTAATGGAGTTACTTAAATCACACCATGATCGTGCATGCCGGGATTGTAAACTAGGTAATGAATTATCTAGAGTTGTTCCTTCTAGATTGCCTGAAGGTGCAAAGGTTTTATTAATAGATGATAAGCCCGGTAAAGAAGATAGTAGTAAACAATCTTATTTTTGTGGGCCTGCAGGTAAAAAATTTAGACAGATATGCACAGAAGTAAATATTAATTTATCTACTGTAGGAATTGCATACATTGTAAATTGTAGACCTCCTGATAATCAAACACCTAGCAAAAAAGAAATAAATACATGTACAAAATATTTGTACAAGGAAATTGAGGAATTAAAACCTGAATTGATAGTACCGTTAGGAAGTATTGCACTTAAAACTATATTCCCTGCTCTTGGCGCTATTACCCAAGCAAGAGGAGAGATGGTTACACATCCAGAACTTAAATGCCAAGTATTACCTACATTTTCTCCTTCATATCTTGAAGTGAATCCAATTGAAAGATCTAAAATAGTAAAGGATATGAAGAAAGTCGCGGATTTCATTGATGGTAAAATAACAGTTGATAAACCTGAGCCAGTCGATTATCACATCGTAACTAATAGAGCACAATTAGACTGGGTTGTAAACAAATTACATACACATGATTTATGGTCGTGCGATACTGAGACAACATCATTGAATCCATTAGAAGCTGAGATTTTTATTATTTCATTTTCTTGGGAGACTCATTCCGCAGTATTATTGGATAGTAGATATTTTAAAGATGATTCATATTATTT